TTTTGAATTTTGTTGTGGTGACTTTATTCTATCAGATTTTTGCCTATCTCTCTTTCCTTTTTTCTGAACTTTTGTCCAATATCTATTGTAGCACTACACTCTTTGTGCTTAAATTTGCACAAAGGGCTTGACTTTTTTTGTGATTACTTGTATAATAGTATAGTTGACACAAGGAGATGTACCCAAGTGGCTGAAGGGTCCGCACTCGAAATGCGGTAGTACGGCAAAACCGTAGCGAGAGTTCAAATCTCTCCATCTCCGCCAAACGAACAAAAACCACCGTAAATACGGTGGTTTTCTTTTGTATACACGATTTTTACACGATTGTGTTCAATATCTTCACTGCACGTTCTTCCTCTCGTGGGTAGAGGTGCGAGTAGGTGTTCCATGTCATTGATATGTTGGAGTGCCCAAGACGTCTTGCTATCTCCTGAATGTTTATGCCCTCATTGGCAAGCAAGGAAGCGTGGCTGTGACGGAAGTCATGAATACGGATACGTTTGACACCTGCCAAGTCTGCAAACTTCTTATTTGTCTTTTCAAGGGACGTGTCACGGATAGGACGCTCACCGCCGCAGATGTACATATCATCACTGAACTTTGGCACTGCTTTCTTACAGCGTTCGTAATGTTCTGACAGCACTGCTCTTAACGGCTCTGGTATCTGTATCGTCCGTATGCTTGGCTTGTTCTTTGGCGGCGTGATACGATCACCGCCTTTGAGCTTCTGAGCAATGCTCTTGGTGATGGATATGTAGCCGTCTTTTATATCCGTCCATTGCAGAGCGTATATCTCGCCTTTTCGCATACCCATGAAAAACGCTATGTTGAAAAATACATAGTAGTTCCATTCGTACATTGAGCCGCCGTCCTCTGCTTCCTGAGCATAATTCGTAGCTGCCGATATGTATTTCTTGAACTCGTCAGGCGTGTAGAAAAGCATTTCTTTCTTGGCTTCAAGGGGCGCTTTGAAGTTGCCTGCGGTGATAACAGGATTTTTCGGAATGTATTCCATTTTCACAGCATAGTTCATCATTGCACGAAATTCGCCGTAAATGTTCTTTCGTGTGACGATAGCCAATCCCTGCTCTGACAGCTCCTGCTTCCATTTCTGCACCATTGGTACGTTCAGATTATCTATCCTCACGCTTTCAAAGGTGGGCAGGACGTTCTTTCTCAGTATTCTTAGGGACTTGTCCAGTGATGTTTCACGGACCTCTGAACGCTTGGCTGTGATGTACTCCGTGAATAGCTGTCCGATAGTCATTTTTGAAGCTATCTCTTTAGCATTGAGCTTTTGTGTAAGCTGGATTTCAAGCTGCTTAGCCGTCTCTGCACCGAACGCCACACGGTCTATCTGATGAGGCTTTCCGAAACTGTCCGTATAATTGATACGTACACGATATTTTTGCAGACCGTCTTTTCTGATGTTCTTTCCGTTCTTGTCCGTCATTTTGTAGATCGGCATAAATATTCCTCCTATTCTTGACACTTCCTCGAAAGTGTGCTACAATAAAAGGGCAAAATTCGCCCTTTCTTAACGGGTTTGGGTGTGAATTTGAATCGAGCTGATATTGGTAGTATCCGCTCTGCTCGCCTCTGAGTGTTGGTAGCACTTGGGGGCGAGTTTTTTTCTTCCTATCAGTATTTGCGGTACTGGCGGGGATTGATTTGTGTTTCTTTGAGGTCATTCTGTCACCTCTGTGATTAAATTTTAGTTAGTTATTGCTTTTTGTTACGAGGTCTGTAAACATATCCCCGATTTTTCTTTTCTATAACCTCATTAAGGGCGTAGGCGAACTGTCTTTGGTATTTATTTAGTTTAGGGTCATTTAAAAGCTTTACATAAAATTCTTCCGCTTTGCTCATATCCTCTTTAACTAAAATATCACCAATTCTCGTATAATCAGCGGCATTTGAATGATCGTCAATAGCAATGCACTTCTGCAAACAGAAAATTGCTTTCTGATATTTATATTCCTTTTCGTAGAGCGTTGCTAAATCAGAGTAGACAGACCACCTTTTTATACAGTGACAATTTAAATCTATATCCGAGTATTCAGACAAATATTTTTCAAAATAAGAAATAGCATCTTGTCTGAACTTTGCACCTTGCCACAAGTAAGCGTAAGCAACGCCAAGAATATCAAAAGGCTCAGTAGAGCTTTTATATTTATCAATGACCATAGCGGCTAGTTCGTGCCGTTCCTTACCAATAATAGCGTAGTTGTCGGCAATTATTTGGAGTGCGTTTTCGTAAGTTTTCATTTAAAGCTTCCTCACAAGCTGCTCATAAAGCAAACAGCCTTGCCGAGAATGCGTATAGTGTCAAGCTCCTCGTTGATATACACAAGCGGCTCATACGCAGGATTTTCAGGATTGAGGATAAGCTTATGCTTTTCAGGATAATAATAGACCCTTTTCAGCGTTGCCTCATTATCAATTATCACTGCTGCGATCTCACCGTTTTCGACCATTGGCATTTGCTTGATAAAAACGATATCGCCGTCAAATATTCTTGCGTTTATCATACTGTCGCCCTTAGCTTTAAGGCAGAAGTCAGCGTGGATATCAGTATCAGCCATTATGTAGCTCTCGTGATCCTCGTCTGCAAAAATAGGTTTGCCGCAAGCTATCTCGCCGACCATAGGAAACTTTTTAAGTGCAAGCGGTCTAATATTGTCAAAGTCATTGAAAATGCTATCAGACGTATCCTCAACAGTTTCTTCACCTGTGATAAGTGAAACAGGATTGAGTTTAAGCACCTTTGCAAGTTCGGCTATCTTATCCCTTTTCATATTTGATATAAAGCCGTCTTCCCACTTCTTTACTGTACTCTTGCTAACGCCAACAGCATTGCCCACATCTTCAAGAGTAAGTTCGAGTTCTGTTCTTCTTTTATTTATAAGTTTTCCTATGTCCATAATTTGTGACCTCCTGATTTGGATTGATTATATTATAACATATAAGTTTCTAAAATGCAACTACTTTTTCAAAAAAAGTGAAAAAAGTTTCCTAAAGGGGTTGACAATGCTAATTTGATATGATATACTGAAAGTGTCCTAAAGGAAACAAAGACAGGAAAGGACGGTGAAAGCAATGAATATTAATGACCTTAATGCGGAGATAGCAAGGTGTGGTCTGACCATTCCAAAACTCGCTGAGCTAATAGGCTTGGACAAGAAAACGCTGTATTCTCGTATGAAAGGGGAAACTGCGTTCAAGCAGCCTGAGATTGCAAATATCTCCAAAGTGCTGAAACTTACGCAAGAAAAGATACTTGATATTTTTTTTGCAGACACAGTTTCTTAAAGGAAACGAGTAATTAAAAAGGGGGTGAGAAAAGTGAACAAACCATATACACGTTTACTTGAAGAAATAAGCAAGCGTGAGATAAAGCATAAAGCTATCCAAAAAGAGCTTGGCATAGCTAAGTGTACGCTGTCGGTCAAACTTCACGGCAAGAGAAACGCAAGTTTTTCACTGGAGCAGGCAATAGCTATACAGCAAAAGTTTTTTCCAGATGTTCCAATAGAGGAACTGTTTAAAAGATAAAGGGTGAAACATCTGCGAAATGTTCCACCCTCTCCAAAATTTTTAGACAGGCTTATCTACCTTTCTTGCCTGTCTTTGTCTGAGCAAGAGCACTGGCTGCAACACTTTTCTGAGTCTTTGTTGATTTTGGATTAGAAAGTATTTTGGAAGCCTTGCTTGCAACAGACTTGCTCGTCTGACGAGTATTCATTACATACCACCTCCTTTCATAGTGGTATGCTTGTATTGTACCATATGTAGTGTTAAAAGTCAATATGTAAGTACTAAAGATAGTTATCTTACTAAAACGGACAGGAAAGAAAAGAGGTGAGGAATTATGTTTGATGAGTTTCGGCAAAACATCAAAACGATTGCGAAGTCAAGGCACTTAACATATGCTCAGATTGCTGAAAAATCAGGGCTGAAAGCAAATACGATCAGAGCATTCATGTGCGGTGTAGATGACAGTAGACGTATTGCTGAAAACATTGCAGATGTACTCGGTGTAGAGATCGTGTACAGCAACGGTAAGTATAAAATCAACAGTAATAAGACAGAGAAAGAAGGTGAACCAATGCCAGACAACATTGAATTGAGAGGCTGCGACAGTGCAATGACAAGACAGGTCATTGTCACGAAATCACTTAAAGGCTCAGGAAAAGAAAATGACCCCTATCGAGAGGTCGCGCAGTATTGGTCTTTGACAGGCAAGCTGCTTTTTGAGCTGACAGACGAGGACGGACAATAATATTACCCAACAGCCACAAAATATAAAACGAGGAGGAATAAAAATGAGGTCACCTGACATTGAAATGGCTGTGCGGCTGTACTATGAAAAGCCCGAAATAACCAATGCGGATATCAAGGCACTGTTCGGCACAGGTGAAACGCAGACTATCAAGATCAAGAAAGCTGTTAAGGAAGAAATGGCAAAGCGTGGCGTGAAGTCATGGTTGCCACACTCGGTCAATACCGAGATAGCCTACGAGGTGTGGGGCATTGATATCGACAACTTCGAGAAAAGGCTTAAAAAACTCCGCACGCTTTACGGAAAGGACGTGAGAAAATGATAGCCGTACTAGAGATAATCAGATGTGCCGCAGCGGTAGCGCTCTTGGTGGTGCTTACAATGTATGTAGCGTACAGGTGGTATGTAAGCGTAAAAGAAACTGCCTACGAGGAAGCGGAGAAGAGCATTAAGCGTGCAGTGAGAGAAGTAGGCAGACCAGTGGTCAAGGTCGAAGTTGAAATGAAAGGAAAGTGGTAAAATGGCGTTGATACTGCTGATAACAATAGCTGTGCTTGCAGGCATAGATGTAGTGATGTATCTTGTGCTGAGCGTGGTGGATAGGCACTGGGAGAAACGTTTTGAGAAAGAGGAGGATAACGATGATAACGAAAGAGGAGTTTGAAAAGGCGGTGGAGTACTGTACAGGATTTACTGTTAGTTGCGAAAATTGTCCGCTAAGCGAAAAAGATTTTAAGTGTGGTGTGTATTTGGCAGAGTACCTAAAAGAAAACGAGCCTGCACCTGCGGCAACAGGCACAAGCTCGGAGGTGGTATCAAAAGATACCGGTTCAATATTACACCTTGATGATACCACAAAAGCAGCGATTTGTCAAGCATATGATACCGCAGACGAAGCCTGTACAGATATAATCGATATCTACGAAGGAATGTCGGCATGTGAGCGTAGAGCTTTTGATGTCGGAGAAGTGTACGGAAAAATATGCAGCACAAGGGATAAGCTTGAAAATATGAGAGGAGCGAACTAAAATGTCAGTAAAAATAAACTCACTTGAATTTGAGAACGTAAAGAAGATAAAAGCCGTACAGCTTGAGCCTGCAAAGAATGGGCTTACTGTTATCGGCGGCAAGAACAGGCAGGGCAAGACCTCTGTCCTTGACGCTATCGCTTGGGCGCTTGGTGGTGACAAGTATAAGCCGTCCTCTCCTCAGCGTGAGGGGTCTGTTGTCGAGCCGCACTTGAAGATCACCCTCGATAACGGTATAGTAGTGGAGCGTTCGGGCAAGAACAGCTCCCTCAAAGTCACCGACAGCACAGGCAAAAAAGGCGGTCAACAGCTTTTGAACAGCTTCGTTGAACAGTTTGCACTTGACCTGCCTAAGTTCATAAATCAGTCAAGCAAGGAAAAAGCTTCAACTCTGCTGAAAATAATAGGAGTGGGTGATACGCTCTATCAGTTGGAACATAAGGAACATTCCCTCTATGACCAGCGTACCGCTATCGGCAGGATAGCTGACCAGAAATCTAAGTTTGCAAAGGAAATGCCTGTGTATGCAAACGTCCCTGCCGAGCCTGTTTCGGCTTCGGAGCTTATCAGACAGCAGCAGGATATACTTGCTCGCAACGGCGAAAATCAGCGTAAGCGTGATCAGAAAGAATACTACGAAAAGCAGTTGGAACTTGCTAAGTCTGCCTATGAGCGTGCAAAAGCAAGCTATGAAGCGGCAGCGAACAACTTCAAGCTTGCAAGCCTTGACGCTCAAGACCTTGTGGACGAAAGCACAGCGGAGCTTGAAAAGAACATCTCAGATATCGAGGAGCTGAACAAGAAGATAAGAGCAAACCTCGACAGGGAAAAAGCTGAGATAGACGCTGAGGACTACCGTTCACAGTATACATATCTCACTGAGCAGATAGAGGACGTAAGGCAGGCTAAAACTGACTTGCTCAAAAATGCCGACCTGCCCCTTGAGGGGCTTTCAGTTGAGGACGGAGAGCTGCTGTATAACGGGCATAAGTGGGATAGTATAAGCGGAGCAGAACAGCTTATCGTCGCTACCTCTATCGTGAGAAAGCTCAACCCTGACTGCGGCTTCGTACTTTTGGACAAGCTTGAACAAATGGATACCGACACCCTTGATGACTTTGGCAAGTGGCTTGAAGCACAGGGCTTGCAGGCGATAGCCACAAGAGTTTCTACAGGTGACGAGTGCAGTATCATTATCGAGGACGGCAGGTCAATGGACAATGATAAGGACGAAAAATCAGAAACGAAAACTTGGAAAGCAGGTGCATTTTAATGTATGAGATAACATCAGGAGTTGTAAGCTCCGCACAAAAAGTCGTGATATATGGTCCTGAGGGCATAGGCAAATCCACCTTTGCGGCTCAGTTCCCCGACCCTGTATTTATTGATACTGAGGGCAGCACAAAGAAGCTGAACATCAGACGTTTTCCTAAGCCAACAAGCTGGGAAATGCTCAAAAACGAGGTAAAGGAAGCTATGAACGGCAGGCTCTGCAAGACCCTTGTCATTGATACATTTGATTGGGCTGAACAGCTTTGCATTGAAACGATCTGCTCGGCACATCAGAAGAAAGGCATTGAAGATTTCGGCTACGGCAACGGCTACGTCTACGAGAAAGAGGAGATAGGCAAGTTTCTTAATCTCTTGCAGGAGGTAGTTGACAGCGGTATCAACGTTGTGCTTACGGCTCACGCTCAGATGAGAAAGTTTGAACAGCCTGACGAGCTGGGCGCTTATGACCGCTGGGAACTGAAACTCGGCAAAAAGACCTCTTCTCAGATATCGCCTCTTGTGAAAGAATGGGCAGATATGGTGCTGTTTGCAAACTACAAAACATATGCAGTAGCTGTGGATAAGGACGGCAAGAAGTTCAAGGCTCAGGGCGGTGACCGTGTTATGTACACCACACATCACCCTTGCTGGGACGCTAAAAATCGTGACGGACTTCCGTCTGAAATGCCTTTTGAGTATAGTGGCATAGCTCACCTGTTTGCGTATACACAGCCTGCTGAAATGCCTAAGCCTGTGCCGATGCCAAGACGTGTGCAGGAGCAGCTTGCACAGCCGAAAGCAGCACCGCAGCCACCTCATAAGACATCAAACGCAGTGACATTGCAGCAGGCTCAGCCGACAGCTGCACCAAAGGCAGAAGAACCCCTTACAGATCTCAGCGGCTTTGAGGACGTTGCACCACCGCCTATCGTTATCCCTGATGGCATACCGAAAGCACTTGCAGACCTTATGAGAGCCAACAGCGTAAGCGAATCGGATATACGTCTTGTGGTATCTCAGAGAAACTATTTCCCTTATGATACCCCTATCACAAACTATCCTGACGACTTCGTGCAGGGCTGTCTGATAGGTGCTTGGGAACAAATGCTGCCACTTATCAGAGAAAATCAGAAAGTACCATTTTAAAAGGAGGACAGCACCATGGATAATTTTATGGAATACGGCTGGGAAGATGAGATAGTCAACGAGGGTGGGGACTTTGTCCTGCTCCCTGAGGGGGACTATGACTTCACCGTTGCAAAGTACGAACGTGCAAGACACGAGGGGTCGGCAAAAGTGCCGCCCTGCAATATGGCAAAGGTCACATTCACCATTTGGGGGGCAGAGGACAGCGTGGAGATAACAGAGAACTTCTTCCTTTGCAACAAGTTTGAGTGGAAACTCTCAGCACTTTTCTTGGCACTGGGACTTAAAAAGCACGGTGAACCGCTGAAAATGAACTGGAACGCTATCACAGGCAAAAAGGGCAAGTGTCACGTCTACGTTGACAACTACAAGAACAAGGACGGCGAGGACAGACAGTCCAACAAGATAAAGAAGCTCTATGCCTATGACGAGAATGTGACTACCGTTCAGCCTGCACAGACGCAGACACCACAGTATAGTCAACCTGCTCAGACAGGTGGCTGGAAAGCCGGTGCGTTCTGATGATGAATTTAAGACCATATCAAAACGAGGCTAAGCTTGCTATACTCGAACAATGGTCTGAGGGAATAAACAAGGTCCTTGCAGTTCTGCCGACAGGAACGGGAAAGACAATACTTTTTTCGGCTGTTACGGAAGAATGTGTGCGGCAGGGTAAGCGTGTGCTTATCCTTGCCCACAGGGGCGAGCTGCTTGACCAGGCGGCGGACAAGCTTATGAAGTCAACAGGGCTTGGCTGTGCCACCGAGAAAGCAGAGCAAAGCTGTTTAGGCTCTTGGTATCGTGTAGTAGTAGGCTCAGTTCAGACCCTTATGCGTGAGAAAAGGCTCAAAGGCTTTTCGGAAAATTACTTCGATACCATTATAATTGACGAGGCTCATCACGCTATCTCAGACGGCTATCAGAGAGTGCTTGACCATTTTCCTAAAGCTCAGGTGCTTGGTGTGACGGCTACACCTGACAGGGGCGATATGAAGAACTTAGGCTCGGTGTTTGACAGCCTTGCATATGAATACACCCTGCCGCAGGCTATCAAAGAGGGCTATCTTTCACCTATCAAGGCTATCACCATACCGCTGAAACTTGACCTTTCAGGAGTATCAACTCAGGCAGGAGATTTCAAGGCAAGTGATATCGACACGGCACTTGACCCTTATCTTTATCAGATAGCTGATGAAATGCTCAAATACTGTAAGAAACGCAAGACAGTTGTGTTCCTGCCGCTTGTCAAGACCTCTCAGAAGTTCCGTGATATCCTTATCAGCAAAGGGTTCAACGCCGCTGAGGTCAACGGAGAAAGCACAGACAGAGCGGAGATATTAGAAGCTTTCGACAAGGGCGAATACAACGTGCTGTGCAACTCAATGCTCCTCACAGAGGGCTGGGACTGTCCGTCAGTTGATTGCGTTATCGTGCTAAGACCAACAAAGGTGCGTGGGCTTTACTGCCAAATGGTAGGCAGAGGCACAAGACTCTGCGAGGGAAAGACAGAGCTTTTACTGCTTGATTTCCTATGGCACACAGAACGCCACGAGCTTTGCAGACCTGCACACCTTATCTGTCAGAATGAAGAGGTCGCTGAGAAAATGACCGAAAACCTTGCCAATGAGGCAGGCTGTGCAGTAGATATCGAAGAGGCAGAAAAACAGGCAAGCGAGGACGTTGTGGCACAGCGTGAAGAGTCTTTGGCAAAGCAGCTCAAAGAAATGAAAACACGCAAGCGAAAGCTCGTTGACCCTTTGCAGTATGAAATGTCAATACAGGCTGAGGACTTGTCCTCTTACGTTCCTGCTTTTGGCTGGGAGTGCGCTCCTGCTACCGACAAGCAGAAAGCAAAGCTTGAAAAGCTGGGCATTTTCCCTGACGATATAGACAACGCAGGCAAGGCAAAGCTTATCCTTGACCGACTTGAAAAGCGCCGCAATGCAGGACTTACCACTCCAAAGCAGATAAGGCTGCTTGAAAGCAAGGGTTTTGAACACGTTGGCTCTTGGAGCTTTGACAGTGCAAGCAAGATGATAGCCCGTATCTCTGCCAATGGTTGGAGGCTGCCGAGAGATATCGACCCGAAAACATACACACCTGAGAACTAAGGAGAAGTGAATGGATAACACAAATTTGCTTAAAATGCTTGAATACATAGACCCTGCCAGCTGTGATTATCAAGAATGGGTCAACGTGGGAATGGCTCTCAAGCACGAGGGCTATTCTGTGAACGATTGGGACAGTTGGTCGAGGTCAGACAGCCGTTATCACAGCGGTGAGTGTGAACACAAGTGGCAAGGCTTTAACGGCAATGCTCAGCCCGTGACCGCAGGAACTATCGTGCAAATGGCAAAGGAAAGAGGATACAGCCCCCATGAGTTTAAGGCATACGATTGGGACGGCGAGATAGTTGCAGAAGAAAGCAGTCCCCTTGTAAACGGCGGTGAGGGCATACCGATCACCGAGCCTGCTCAATGGGATCCTGTCAAGGAGATAGTCACATATCTTGAAACACTCTTTGAGGCAGGAGAGAACGTGGGCTATGTTACGCAAACGTGGGAAACAGAAAAGGACGGCAAGACCAAGTATCTGCCCACAAAGGGCTGCTGTGACAGGACGGCAGGGGAGCTTATCAAGAGGCTTGGCGAATGTAACGGCGACATTGGTGCGGTGTTTGGCGACTACAAGGAAGAAACCGGAGCGTGGATCCGCTTCAATCCTCTTGACGGCAAGGGCGTAAAGAACGAGAATGTAACAGACTACCGCTATGCTCTTGTTGAAAGCGACAGTATGCCTATAGAACAGCAGAATGCTGTGATGAGAGAGCTTGAACTTCCTATCGCTGTGCTTGTATACAGCGGTGGAAAGAGCGTTCACGCTATCGTCAAGATAGACGCTCCAAACTATGATGAATACCGCAGGCGTGTTGATTTTCTTTACAAGGTCTGCAAGGAAAGTGGTCTTGACATAGATAAACAAAACCGCAATCCCTCACGTCTTAGCCGTATGCCAGGCGTAATGAGAAACGGCAAGAAACAGTTCATCATTGACAAGAACATAGGCAAAGAAAGCTTTTCAGAATGGAAAGATTACATAGAAAGTATCAATGATGATCTCCCCGACCCTGAGAGCCTGAGTGCTGAGTGGGATAACCTGCCTGAGCTTGCACCACCACTTATTGACGGCGTTCTCAGACAAGGTCACAAAATGCTCATTGCAGGTCCGTCAAAGGCAGGCAAGTCTTATGCACTTATCGAGATGTGCGTGGCGATAGCTGAGGGGGTCAAGTGGTTTGGCTGGCAATGCACCAAAGGAAAGATACTATACGTCAACCTAGAGCTTGACAGAGCATCTTGTCTGCACCGTTTCAAGGACGTGTACACCGCAATGCACCTAGAGCCTGAAAACCTCAGTAGCATAGACATATGGAACTTGCGAGGTCACAGTGTACCAATGGACAAGCTTGCACCAAAGCTTATACGCCGAGCAAGCAAGAAGAATTACATTGCCGTGATAATCGACCCTATCTACAAGGTCATAACAGGTGACGAGAACTCAGCAGACCAAATGGCTCACTTCTGCAACCAGTTTGACAAGGTATGCACAGAGCTTGGCTGTGCGGTCATATACTGCCACCACCACTCAAAGGGAGCGCAGGGCGGTAAGCGTTCAATGGACAGAGCCAGCGGTTCAGGAGTATTCGCCCGTGACCCTGACGCACTTCTTGACCTTTCAGAGCTTGACATCTCAGACAGCCTTTACAAGCAGCAGGAGGACGAAACTGTTTGCCGTATCTGTGAGGACTGGATGAGGAGATTTTACAGAAATACTGATGATCTTTGTTCACAGGATGATCTTGTTACGCCGTCAAAAATGCTTGAGATAACGCACAAGTACCTGCACCCGAACTCATACAAGCTTATGATGGTCGACATAGACAAGGCTAAGCTTGCGGTAAGAAACCGCACAGCATGGCGTATAGAGGGTACTCTGAGAGAGTTCCCGAAATTTGCTCCCCTCAATATGTGGTTTGATTATCCTGTTCACAGAGAGGATACTGTGGGCGTGCTTAAAGGCTGCGAGGTAGAGGACATCACGCCGAATTGGAAGAAGAATTTCAGCAAGAAGAAGACTAATGAAGACCGCAGCAAGGAGCGAAAGGAGAGCATTGAAACAGCTTTCAGCGGTGTGCAGGAAAACGGCAAGTGCCGTATTTCTGAGCTGGCGGAGTACATAGGAAAGAGCGAAAAGACCGTTGGAAGATACCTCAAAGAGCATGGTGGCTTTTGGATAGAAGAGGGAGAATGTGGCTTAAAAGCTCAGTAGACAGACAAGACAAAATCGAATTTTTGAACTTTAGACAGACAGGAAAAAATCGAAAAAGTGTCAGGACAAAATCGAACTTTTTCCTTGTCGGACAATATCGAAAATTACCGAGTTTGTCGGACGGACAGACAAATCTATTATTATAAACAATACTTTTTGTCGGGGGCTTGAAACTGCCCCGACGAAAAAGTAATCAGAATAATGACGCACGAGAGGAGCACACGCAGATGAAAGCAACAAGAAGTAAGGCAAGGCAAGACGTTGTTAATGCAGCTAAGAAAATGCCACCGCTTTTTCATAAGCTGCCTAATGAAGATTTCGACTATCGAAAATCACGCACGCTTTGGTGGCTCGTGAAACAGCCGCAGGTACTCAAATACATTTGGGATATGGTCAAACAGTCGGGAGCATTGGTGTATGATGACAAGTCACACAAGTGGCACGGAGTAGATTTCAAATGCGAGGAGGAAGATGATGACTGAATTTTTTATGGCGATGATACCGCCGACGGCTACAGCACAGGAACACAAGGTGGCAGTAAGAAACGGCAAGCCGATATTTTATGACCCACCCGAAGTAAAGGCGGCAAAAGAAAAGCTCACGGCAAACCTAGCAAGGCACAGACCGCCTGAAAAATACATCTGTGGGATAAGGCTGGTAACAAAGTGGCTGTTTCCTAACGACGGCAAACACAAGAACGGAGAATACAAGACCAGCAAGCCTGACACAGACAACCTGCAAAAGATGTTCAAGGACTGCATGACAAAGCTTGACTTTTGGTCGGACGACCAGCTTGTGGCAAGTGAGATATGTGAGAAGTTTTGGGCGAACACGCCAGGCATTTATGTGAGGATAGAGGAGCTATGACGATACACGAGGTAAAGAAAAGTCTTGGACGCAGGGTGAGCTACAACGGCTCTGACTGCTACGAGCTGACAGGGTGCATTATCCGCAAGAGCAGCAAGACGGGTCAGTTCTTCTATCAGGCAGAGATTGCTGACAAGACTTGTGGCAATACGTTGGTGTATTGTAGACTGGAAGAGTTGAGGTGTGAGAATGAAACACACTGACCACACCCTGTGCTGGCACTGCCGCCACGCAGTACCGACAAAGGATAAGATAACAGGAGAATACCTCACAGGATGTGCATGGTCCATAGACCGCAGTCCGGTTGAGGGTTGGAGGACGTGTCAGCACAGAATGTACGAGGCTCAAAAGGGCGGTATGATACACTCGTATACAGTAACGGAATGTCCGAGATTTGAGGAGGGATAAAAGTGAAAAGCTATGAGGAGCGTACCAAAGACAATGAACAGAAGATAGCAGCTTTCCAAACTAAGCAGAAAATGCCGTATGAGTTCAAGGTCAAATACGCTGAGGTCAGAGTAAGGGAGTTCATTCGTGAATGTGACAAAAGAAATCTGAATACGCACATATCGGTAGGCGGACTTGACAGCATAACGCTTTTGAAATTTATACATGATTACTGTGGTTTCAGTTATGTTCCAGGTGTATCGGTATCTAGTCTTGAAGACAAATCTATTCAGCAGATACACGAGCAACTTGGAGTGATAAAGTTAAGCCCATACAAGTCAAAAATAGATATCATACGGGAATATGGTTTTCCTGTACTATCAAAAGAAACAGCCGCAAAAATAGAACTGCTTGCACACCCTACGGACAAGAACAAGACAGTTCGTCACGCTATTATAACGGGTGAAACGGGAGAGTATGGCGGTTTTCGCAAACATACAAGAATGCAGCTTTCTCAGCGCTGGCTTGAACTGTTTGGCGGTTATGAAAATGAAAACGAGGGTGTTGACTACAAGATACCGCCGTTTAAGGTATCATCACAATGCTGTTTCTGGATGAAAGAAAAGCCGTGTGATGATTGGGCAAAGCAACACAAGAGCGTGCCGTTCTTAGGACTTATGGCAAGTGAGGGTGGCAGACGTGAAAAATCGCTAATGCTCAACGGCTGCAATTACTTTGGCAAAAGTACGATACGTTCAGCACCATTTGCCATATTTACAAGGCAGGACTTGCTACAACTTGCACTTGACCTGAATGTGCCTGTGCCTACAATCTATGGCGAGATAAAACGTGACTTTGACGGAAAGCTTTGCACAACAAAAGCTCAGCGTACAGGCTGTTCAATGTGCGGTTTCGGCATACATATGGAACAGCGTCCTCACCGATTTGACAGGCTTCGTGAAAGAAATGAAAAAGAGTGGGATTTCTGGATGAACAAGTGTTGTGAAGATGCTGACGGCACAAAGTACGGCTGGGGAAGAGTTCTTGACTATATCGACGTTGAATGGCGTGACAGAGTATTTGATATGAAAAATAACCAGCTTAGTTTGTTGGATATTGAGGAGGGATAAGAGTGAAAACACATGATCTGAAACTTAGCATAGACTTTTGTGACGCCGTTCTGAGCGGTGAGAAAACTTTTGAGGTCAGAAAGAATGACAGAGGTTTTCAGACGGGAGATCTGATAAGATTTATACCGACTGACGGAACGTCTTATCGTAGCTTAGACGGCACAGTAAGAGAACACGCAAAACATGAGATATCAGAACATACATACAAGATAACATATATCCTCAACGGCTGGGGAATAAAGAACGGGTATGTTGTGATGGGAATAAGAGAGGAGGGATCCTATGGAAAGAAACGACCCTATGACCATGTCACGCCTGAAAGCCTACCGCAGGAACGCCTCAGCCATTGAGGACATCAAGGCAGAGCTTTCTGGCAAGTACGTTGCCGACAGTATCAGCGTATGCACTCCGCCGTCCTTCACGCCACACAGCACACGCATAGACGGCTTTCTGCCAAGTGGCGATACACTTTCACTGCTGTGCGAACAGGCACGGCTAGAGCGTGAGCAGAGGGCTGTGGAGGAGTTTATCAAGGGGATAGAGGACTATCAGACACGGCGAATGTTCGTGCTGAAATTCATCAAGGGTAAGACGTACTTGCAGATAGCTATGCAGGTTAGTGGTGGGAGAATCTCAGAGGACGCAGTTGAAAAGAAGATAAAAAGATATATTTCAAAAAAATCTTGATTTGTCGGTTTTGTCGGTTTTTACTGTGTTATAATTTAAACTGAGGAAAGTGTAGATGTACCTCAGACTTGTACTTTCATTGAAGTCACCTCCAATTTTCTAAGCCCCGTAAGGGGCTATGCAGGTTGAGAGCGAGCCAGCTCAACATCTGCTCCACCATTTACAAAACTCCTTATAATATTTTCACAAGAGCGGCTGCATTTTGCGGCCGCTTTTGCGTTGCGTCGTAAAAAGTTCATAAATGTCGAAAACTTGAAATATTGCATAAAATAAATAAAACAACTTTGTGCAGATAAGAGAATTATATGTATATTTGTTGATTTTTGCAATTTCATATGTTATTATTTCATTACGTAAGAAGGTGGTAGTATGGCGAGAGTAAAAGTAAGAAAAACGGTGAGCTTAGTTGATCTAAGCACCTCAACTAAATTGTTTATTGATAATTACAACTATCAAATAAATAAAAGAAATAAAATTGATAACAAAGCCTACATATATTCTGGCGTTTGCTGTGCAATATTGCTTTTTAACGTAAAATACGTTGATTTTATTTATATTGCAAATATACTGTGTAAAAATTGTTATGGTGCAGTAGTAGCAACAGTAGATCTTTCTATAATATTGGCGATAGTGATTTTAGCAATATGTTGTCTCAAAAGTGGCTTGTATTTGTTAAAGCCTCAAGGCTACAGTGAAATAGATATTGCATTTCTTTTAAATAAGGCAAAAGAATGTCATTTTCTTAAAATTGAAAAATCACTAAATAACACAATAGAAACTAATGAAAAGATTAATCAAAGTCATATGATGAAAGTTAACAGGATGATAAAGCAACTTGGCGTTCTTTTTGCTTTAACTGCTGTGCATTTTGTTACGCATCAGTTGATGGCGTTTGCTTGAAGGGGGTGTGTTTATGCATTTTGGTGATGACGATGGTACAAAAACAATTTTGGAAGATAAGATACTTGAACTTAATTCAAATTTCTCAAAAACAACTAATGATTCGGAAAGTTCAAGTGCATCGAATGAAAATGGCAAGGTAGATAACGACGATGAATAGCTAACGAAAAAAAGCTGTATCAATATGATTACAGCTTTTTTTATATCCAAAATCTCAGAAAGGACGGTGCCCTCATGACAGCACGGCAAAAGAAATTTGCAGAATACTATGCTCAGAGCGGCAACACCGTTCAGAGTGCTATAAAGGCAGGATACAGCGAGAAGTATGCGAAAGCTGACGCCTGCAAAATCCTAGATAATCCTAGTGTTGCGGAGTATATCCGTGTGCTGTCCGAGAAAGCTCAGGACGAGCGTATAATGACCGCTAAGGAGCGGCAGGCACTCTTGTCTGATATCGCAAAGGACGGCAAGAATGACCCTGCTGACCGTATCAGAGCCGTCGATACCCTCAATAAAATGACAGGAGAGTATGTGGCTAAGATACAGGCGGAGGTCAAGACCTCTGAAAAGCTTTCGGACGTTTTTGCTCAGATAGGCGGTGAGGGGCTTGATGAGTAAGTTTCCTCTGTCGCAGAAGTATATGGACTTCATCAACAGCGTTCGGGGTGTGTCTGCGGACTTCCTTGAGGGGACTACCGCAAGCGGCAAAACAACTGTGGGCGCAGGCATAAAGTTCATGCGTATGGTGTCGGCAAGCCGAAAGAAACTTCACGTCATTGCCGCTAAGACTACGGGAAAGGCTGAGGAAACTATCATTCAGCAGGATAACGGCATTCTTGACCTGCACACCAATGCTCGGTACTTCGGCAACGGTGATAAGGACTACAAACTGCCGCATATCAAGTTTGAGGGCAAGATAATCTATGTTCTGGGATATGACAACAAGGATAAGTGGGAAATGGTGCTGGGCGCTCAGTTCGGCTGCGTTTATATCGACGAGATAAATACCGCTGATATCGAGTTTGTCCGTGAGATGTCAACCCGTAACGATTACCTTATGGCGACCCTCAACCCTGACGACCCCTTGCTACCTGTGTACAAAGAGTTTGTCAACCGCTCACGTCCGTATAAGAAATACGCCTGTGACGTGCCTGCGGAGATAATGAAAGAGCTTACAGAAGAACCTGTACCCAATTGGCGGTACTGGTTCTTTACTTTTCGTGATAATCTTTCACTTACTGATGAGGATATCGAACGGAAAATGGCTGCCGCTCCGAAAGGCACAAAGCTGTATAAGAACAAGATACTCGGTCTGAGAGGACGTGCAACAGGGCTTGTGTTTGACCTGCAAAAGCGAAATATCTTGACAGCGGAGCAGGCGAAAGTTTTCAATTATGTGTACTTCTCAGCCGGGCTTGACACCGCTTACTCGCAATCCTCACCTGATACCATAGCGTTCACCTTTGTGGGCATAACGGCTGACAGAAAGTGCGTCACACTTGATGAGGAAGTGTATAACAATCGTGACAGGCAAGTACCGCTCACGCCCTCCGACATACCGAAAATATTCACGGCGTTCTTGGAGAAAAACCGTAGGACGTGGGGCTTTGCACGAGATGTGTATATCGACAGCGCAGATCAGGCGACCATACTTGAATGTCAGAAGTTCGGACGGCTCACAGGCAGTATATATAATTTTATCCCGGCATTCAAGAAAACGAAAATAATCGACCGAATACACTTGCAGTCAGCTTGGCTGGCGGCAGGTGATTTTTATATCCTTGAGCATTGCAAGGAGTACGCAGGCGAGCTTAACATATACAGTTGGAAAGAGGATAAGGCTGAGCCGGAGGACGGCAACGACCACCTTATCAATTCCTGCCAGTATGCTTGGCTGCCGTATCGTGACAAGATAGGAAGTGTGAAGATTGACTAAATTCAGTATAGGAAGCAAGGTGAAAAATATGATAAGAAACTGGCTTGATATCCAGCCTGCACCCGAATACAGCATAACTATAACAGAGAAAACAGGTTTTATGACAGATGTGATAAGGTCACAGCTTTGGTATCGTGGTGACGCCGCAGAGCTTTCACAGTTCTTTGGTCAGCTTAACTTAGGTACAAACTCATTCTGGAGCAGCGTCCCTGAGAATGAAAAGATACGCAAGATACATAGCGGTCTGCCTGCAATAATCGCCGATACGCTTTCATACATTGTTTATTCTGATATGGACGATATCAAGGTCACAGGGGACAAAGCAAAGGCTGACTTTGAGAATATCTGCGAGCATATAGATTTCACAGAGCTGACAGGCAAGGCGATAGTTACCGCACTTGTTGACGGCGACGGAGCTTTCAAAATATCTGTGGATACTGAGCTTTCTGATACGCCAATAGTCGAGTTTATCGGTGCTGACAAAGTGGAGTATAACTTTGTACGAGGTCTGCTGAACGAGGTCGTTTTTCATTCTGTGCATTATGCAGGCTCAAAGAAATATCACCTTGAAGAGCATTACGGCAAGGGGTACATAGAAAGCCGTCTGTATGACGATAACGGTCACGAGGTCGGCTTGGACAACGTGCCTTGCCTTGCACAGATACCGCCCCGAACTGAGTTTGAGGGCGAGTATATAATGGCTGTGCCGCTGAAATTCTTTTCATCACGAAAGTATCAGAACAGGGGCAAGAGCATTTTTGACGGCGGTAAGTCTGATTGCTTTGACGCTTTGGACGAAGTGATCTCACAATGGTGGGACGCTATCAGAGCAGGCAGAGTAAAGCAGTATATCCCCGAAAGCATGATACCTAGAGATCCTGCAAGCGGTAAGCTTAAAGCGCCTAACCAGTTCGGCAACAGTTACATAAGCATTGACCCACCGCTTTCGGCAGAGGGTGCAGCGCCTAAGATAGAAGTAGTTCAGCCTGATATCAAGTATGAAGCGTTTGTGGCAAGCTATACAAATTGCCTGCTTATGTGTCTGCAAGGGCTTGTATCTCCTGCCACGCTTGGCATAGATGTGGGTAAGATGTCAAGTGCGGACGCTCAGCGAGAGAAGAAAGACGTCACAGGCAACACCCGAAACACTATCACAACGGCTCTTGAAAAGGCTTTGCCGCAGCTTGTTTCTGCTGTGCTTATGACCTATGACAATATGCAGGGCAGAGCCCCTGAGACTTATGAGGTGACAGTTGACTTTGGCGAGTATGGTGCGCCTGACTTTGACAGCAGAGTTGAAACTGTGGGCAAGGCAAGCACGTATGGTATTATGTCAGTTGAAACGCAGGTGGAGGAGCTGTGGGGCAGTTCTAAAGAGGACGATTGGAAAGCTGCAGAGGTCAAGCGGATAATGCAGGAAAAGGGGCTTGCTGAGGGTGAGCCTACTGCGGTAGGTGATGAGTACGCTTAATTTTAAGGACATAGCCAAAATATTTGAGGAGATAGAGCTAAGGCTCATATCTTCACTGAAACGCAATCTCAAAAGGCACAAGGCGGAGGAGCAGCGTTACGGCTTTGAATGGTCTGCTTGGCAGGCTGAGAAACTGAAAAATATGGAGAACTTCCGCCGTGAAAACCTCGACATTATGAACGAGTACGTTGACGTTATCGACGATCAGACAAGACAGCTTATGACGGAGCAGTTTCAAGAGGGTCAGCAGCAGGCACAAAGGAGCGCCCAGGAGCTTTCTGACGAGCCTATAACACCTATCCCCGACAAGCATTTCTTTGGTGTGAACGAAAAGAAAATGGCAAAGCTTATGGAAGACGTCACCGCCCTTGAAAAGACCGCTGAAACAGCCGCTCTGCGAATGACAGACGATATTTACAGGCAGACTTTGAACAGGGTACAGCTTGCAATGGGAACAGGCTCTATGACGCTTAACGAGGCTATTGACCTTGCCACAAAGGACTTTCTTGACAAGGGCATAAACTGTATCGTATACGCTGACGGCAAACGAGTGAACATTGCCGACTATGTGCGAATGGCTCTGCGGACAACTTCCACAAGGGCAGCGTTGCAGGGTGCAGCGAAACGCTTTGCAGAGCTTGGGTATGATACTGTGCTTGTGTCTCAGTATGGCGGCTGTTCAAAGACCTGTGAGCCTTGGCAAGGTCAAGTATACATTGATGATGTATTCACGGTATGGGAGGGGGAAAAGGACGAGTTTCAAGGCAAGTCAAATTACTGCGGTGAGTGGTTTTGGCTGCTGTCATACGCCGTAAAGAACGGGCTATTTCACCCGAATTGCCGTCACACAATGACGCAGTACATACACGGCAGAACGCAGATACCTGAGCCGATACCGGCGGAGAAGATAAAAGAGCAGCGAGAGCTTGAGCAGAAACAGCGTGCAATGGAGCGAAAGATACGCAAGCTAAAACGCTTTGCGGCAGGCACTCTCGACCCTGATACAGCCAAGGAATACCGCCGAAAGCTCAGGCAGGCTCAGCACGAATTAAAGGTGTTCGTTGAGGAGCATAATGAGGTGCTGCATAGGGATCATAGCAGGGAGAAGTATTATGGTGGTGGTGTTGACAAATCGGAAAAAAGTGGTATAATAGAGGTAGACAAAGATACGTTGAAAAAATATCTTGGAAAACCGATAACACAAGCTGACAGTCAGCATGTTCGTGAATGGTATTATGCAAATGTAACGGATATCCCTAATCAGATAGATAAAACAAAACCCTTTGAAGAACAGGTCAAGCAGGCTTTTGAACTGAGAAATTACTATAAACACGAAGCTCGCGTTGCTATGTCTGATAAGAAAACGGCTATGATGCTTGATGAAAAACGTCCTGCACCAACGTTTGAAAAGTTATTAAAGGATAAAATGAAGCGCAAGAACATGACAAAAGACGAAGCTTTAAAAGATATTTTAGAAACTGCGTCAAAAACAAATGACGAAGTAAACAAGAACTACGGCTTATAAAGGAGGGCTTGATATGACAAAATTTGATTATACGATTTTCAAGGATAATAGTCAAAGTGAGTTTAAAAAAGCTTGCAAACTGATCGAGCGTAGTTTTCCTGACGCAAAGAAAAATAAGCTGTTAATTGATGTTGACGGCTCTACGATTCAGACATATACAAAAGACGGTAAGGACATTGATGTATATGATGATTATGACGTTGGGGCTGTGTTCGTTAAATCAGAAATAGATCTTGATAATATTTTTTCTTGACCGCTCCGCTACGGCGAGGCGGTATTTTTATACCCAAATATCGGAACTAAGCACCTTAACGGGTGCTTTTTTCATACACAAATTTAAGAAAGCGAGGACAGAAAATGGACGAGAAAAAGAAACTCCCTGATGAGGAGGAGAAGAAAACTCCCGATACTCACGAGGAGAAAAAGGACGAGCCAAAGGCTGAGGAAAAGCCTGCGGACAAGGCAGATGAGAACTCTGCCGACAATGAACATCCTGCGGTGGACGATAGTCAGGCTGACGAGAACGGTGAGGGTGCCGACAAGCCTGCGGAAGATAAGCAGGAACAGCCAAACGAGGATAAGTCCGACAAGCAGGACAATGCCGAGAACGCACCTGACGAAAAAGATCAGGAAATACTCAGACTCAAAACTCAGATAGCCGCTATGCAGCTTGGTATCAAGCCCGACTGTATCGAGGACGCCGTTGCGGTGGCTGAAAGCTATGTGAGAAACGGCAGTCAGCAGGATATCAACGCCGCCCTTTCTGCGGTGGTGAAGAAGTATCCAGACATGAAAGGCGAGGGCAAAAAGTCCGACGGCAAAAAGCAGGGCGGTTTCAAGGTCGGTGCAGGATCTTCGGATACTGATGAAAAGAAGCCTCAGAGCAAACCAACAGCGCTGAAACGCTGGAACAAATTCAAGTAAAAACAGGAGGAATGAATCATGCCAAATCTTAATTACGCAGAAGTATGGAACCCTGAACTCTTGGAGATAAGGATCCAGGAAACACTGTCAAGCCCGTTCATCACACAGAACGTTAGGTGGCTTGACGCAAAGACTTTCCACTTCACACAGATGTCAACATCAGGCTACAAGAGCCACAACAGAAACGGCGGCTGGAACACAGGTAAGTATGTTCAGACGGACGTGCCTTTCACACTCACACACGACCGTGATGTTGAGTTCCTTGTGGATAAGGCTGACGTTGACGAAACGAACTCATCAGCGTCTATCAAGAATATCTCAGAGGTATTTGAGAAAACACAGTCTGCTCCCGAAACGGACGCTCTGTTCTTCTCAAAGACAGCTCAGAGAGCGGCAGAGCTTGAGGGCTATCACTCATCAACAGCCGCTTCATCATACACAAAGGGTAACGTGTTCGATAAGCTCAAAGGCTTTCTTTCAGCAGGCAAGCTGAGAAGATACAAGTCTAACGGCTCGCTCATTATGTATGTGACTTCCACAATTATGGACCTGCTGGAGCAGTCTGACAAGTTCACACGAAAGATAGAAATGACGCAGATCGCAGAGGGAGGACTTGGTCTTAGAACAAGAGTGACCGACATTGACGGAGTGCCTATCATGGAGGTCATTGATGATGAGCGTTTCTATGACCGCTTCAACTTTGACCCTGAGGACGGCGGCTTTGAGCCTTGCGCTGCAAGCTATGTAAAGACCGCTGATACCGATATCGTGAGCGGCAAGGAGTATTACACCGAATCAAGCGGCTCTTACACTAAGGTATCAGGCACACCGAGCAAGTCTGCACTTGATACATATTATGAAAAGGTCGCAGGCTCACACAAGATAAACGTGCTTATCGCAACACCTGAGACCACAAAGATAGTACCTAAGATCAACAGCATTTACAGCTTTGCTCCGGGCGGACACACAGAGGGTGACGGCTGGCTCTATCAGAACAGAGCGTTCTCAGATGTTTTCACTTTCCCGAACGGCAAGGGCGGAAAGATAGACAGCATTTACGCTGACGTTGACACAGCAGAGTACAGCGAGTAAGGGGTGAGGGATATGTACCTCACCTCTACTGAGTTTTGCAATATCTGTCCTGAGTGTGATATCTCCGAAGAACAGTTCTCAGCAATTCGGCAAAGAGCAGAAAGCGATATCGACACGCTGACTTTCAACCGCATAACAGCAGAGGGCATTGACAGCTTTACAGACTTTCAGAGAGAGCGTATAAAGCGTTCCACAGCCTTGCAGATGAAATTCATCTATGACAATTCGGAGCTGTTAGAAAGCCCTCTGAGCGCTTACAGCATAAGCGGAGTTTCAATGTCATTCGATAAGTCAAAGGTGGTATCTCTTGACGGCGTTATCACAACACGTCAGGTCTACAATGTGCTTATGCAGACAGGACTATGTTACAGGGGGCTGATGTGATGAAGTTTCCTCAGCTTGTACCTGAAAGGGTATGCAAAACGCCCTGTAAGGTCTATCGAACGGACGGACTTAATCGTGACGGCTCAAAGAAGCAGACGGTCATATTTGAGGGCAAATGCTTTCACTCTGAGAAGTCAAGGCAGAAATTATCCGCAGAGAAACAGCTTATAACCTTGTCAGGCGAGGCTCTTTTCTGCGGAGATATTGCCCCTGATAACGCTGTTATAGAGGGCTATGCGGTCATAGGCGGCAGGACGTACAAGATATATGGTTCTGAAAAAGCCAAAGACCCTAACGGCAGGGTGAATTACACAAGATTGGAGCTGATATAATGGGCATTGAAATAAAGCTTGATGTGCAGGCAATAAAAGCTATCGAGGACGCCGCTGTGAAGTCCGCTGAGGTGGCTATGGAGCAGGTGAGGGCAGACCTTGTAAGTGCTCAGACAATGCCGTTCGATACAGGCGATATGCAGAATAATCAGACCTTTGTCCACGCTGACGAAAGCGGTGCAAGTCTTGTGACAGGCTCTCCGCAGGCAAGACGTTTGTACTATCACCCTGAGTATCATTTTCAGAAAGGCAATAACCCTAACGCAGGTGCGGCTTGGCTTGAACCATATATCACAGGCAGTAAAAAGGACCTTGCCAAGAATGAGTTTGTGGCAGAGTTCAAAAAGAGGACAGGCGTATGACTTTACTTAACATAGCGGATATGCTGAGCGATATCCTTGACTTGCAGGACGTGTATGCAGGCACTATTGACGGCAACCTTGATAAGTGTATAGGCGTGTACAACGCAAAGACCTCAAAGCCACAGCGTATCTGCATAGGCGGAAAAGCCTGCACAAAAACACTTGAAAAACATATCTCGGTGCTTATTCATTGGACTGATACTCCCACGCAGGCAGAGATAAAGGCACAAAGCATTCTTGATATCCTATCCGATATACGTCAGTATAAGGGTGATGGATTTACGGTAAAGTATCTCGAATGCAAAGAGCCTGTTTCTGTTGGCAGGGACGAGCGAGGCGTGTGTGAATATGTTATCGAGGCAACAGTATATTATGAAAGGAATGAATGAGTATGGCAAACACAACAGGAGTTTATCCCGTATATGAAAACCAGTTCAAGATAGACAAGACAGGCGGCGACGGCTCGACAGAGAGCAATCTTGTGACTATTGCCGATATGGAGAGCTTTTCAGTATCCATTGACGGCAATATCGAAGAGTGGAAGCCTTTTGATCAGCAGGGGTGGACAAGACGTCTGCTCACTGGTAAGTCTATCACTATCAGTATCTCAGGCAAGAGAAACGTCGGTGACGCAGGCAATGACTACATCGAGAGCCTTGCACTCAAAACAGGTGCTGCGGCGACCACAACCCTTGTGTGGAACTTCCCAAGCGGAGCAAAGCTTGTTATCAAGGGCGTTGTCAGCGTAACGGAATGGGGCGGCGGAGATTCGACAGCAGTTGCGCCGCTTGCGTTCGACTTTGCTTCCGACGGCAAGCCTGAGTTTACAGAGGCGGCAGCGTAAACAACAATATTTGACAAGAAAAACTATCTGTGATATAATGACTTTGGGTACTGCAAATAACGGTAGGCGGTTTAAATAATCCTCCAAAAGCCTCATGGCTAAGGAGGTGAGCGACACATGAGCGTTATGGAAGTCTTAACTTTACTTCTACTTATAACAAACATAATTGGGCTTGTGCTCAATGTCTGCAATAAAAAGAAATAACCGCCCTTCTGCCAAAGGACGGTTATAATTTAAATTGACCAACTGGAGGTAAACCGCTTATCGCAGTACCTCTCTTTATGTTCATTATATCACAGCAAAATAACAATGTCAAGCACTTCGTTTATAGCGGAGTGCTTTTCTTATACCTAAAATCAGAAAGGATAATAACTATGGCAAAGATGTATACACTCGACAGCAAGCTTCTTACAGGCACACCTGAGATAAGAGTGGGCGACAAGGTCTACCCTGTGGACGACAGGCAGAAAACTGTCAAGAAGATACTTGACATCTGCGACAAGAACGCTGAAAAGAAAGACCTTGATATGATAGACGAGGTTTTCAAGCTTGCGTTCGCACCAAAGGACTACAAGGAGATAGAGGCAATGAATATGCCTTGGGCGGCACATCAGCAGCTTTTCACTCTTGCTATCTCAGCGGTAACAGGCGAGGATGCAGAAAAGACAGAGGCTCGATTTCCGCAGGAAAACGCAGAGTAAGCTTGAAGAAAGCTGGTACGATCTTGACTATGACCGAGAGCTTATCATACAGTCCATTGCAAAGCAGTACAATATCCTGCCCTCAGAGCAGGAAAATCTGCATTACAGCGATTGGTACAGGCTCGTTGCAGGACTTATGCACGATACACCACTGGGTCAGGTCGTTCGTATCAGGAGCGAGGACAACAAGGACATCATAAAAAATTTCGACAGGTATGAAAAGCAGATACGCTCAGAGTGGACGGCATTCAGAAACCAGAAAGCAAAGGAAACGTTCACAGAGCAGGACAAGCTTGAAACTGCGAGATACTTTGAAAGGCTGTTCAAGGGAATGTTCGGAAAGGCAGGTGATAAGTAATGGCAGACGGAGCAAGCGTTGGTGTTATATCTCTTGACCTTGTGATAAAAAACAAGGTGCAGGAGCAGCTTGACAAGATATCTGCAAGCATACAGAACGGCTTTTCAAAGCCAGTAGAGCAGGCAGAGAAAGCTGTTGAGAACGCTATGGATAAGACTGCTAAAGCCATAGACGAGGGATTTGGCAGTGCGTCGGAGATCGCTCAGAAGAGTATGCAGGAGGCTACTGCAAAGGTGGTGGCTGAAATTGATAAAGCCAATGAGCATATAAAAAACACCACCGACCAAATCGAAAACATCAAGCCTAAAGTTGTGCAGATACATTACAATCCTGAGTATGACCCTGATAAGATAGAGGCTGAGGTTGATGATATCGCTCAGCAAATTACGGCAAAAGCTGACGAGGCGGCTAAAACAGCGACAGAGAGCTTTGGTGATTTTGAAATACCTGAAAGTGAATTTGAAAGGCTTAATCTTCAGCTCGAGAATGCAACGGAAAAAATGAGCCTGTTGCAGGCTAAGTATAAAGAGCTACAAGCTGCTCTTGTAAACGCTAGTTCAGACGAAGAAGCTGCAAAGATAGTTTCAGAACTTAATGGCGTTGAAAGTAAGCTTATAAGTCAGCAGGGAGTTATAGATAAAACTCAAACAAAACTTAGCGAATATGAGGAAACATTTAGCAACTGCGGAAAAACAGGGACAACTGCTATTGAGAAACTAAAAAAAGTCGCTTCATTTGCAGGCAAAACCATAAAGACTACACTTGTGGGAGCTTTTAGGACAATGCGTTCGGCAGGCTCAAAGGCTGTTGACGCAGTTAAATCCAAATTCAGCAGGCTTAAAACAACTATCGACAGCACTTCAAAACCGCTGAGCAAGTTTACACATTCGCTCAAATCTGCGGCAAAAAGAGTGTTCTTAATGGCAGGCGTGCTTGTTTTGCTGAAAGGAATACGTTCCGCTGTCGCAAACGCTGTTTCAGGCAACGAAGAATTTGCCAAGTCCTTAAACGAAATAAAAGCAAACCTCACCATAGCTTTCACACCGATAATGAACACAGTTATGCCGTATCTCAATACGCTTATGACTGGCGTAGCGACGGCGACAAAAACTGTGGCGGCGTTTATCTCTGAGCTTTTCGGCACCACCTATCAGAAGTCCTTGCAGGCGACAAAGCAGGCGCAGAAGTCAGCGGAGAAGATAAAGAAAACTCAGGACACTTACCTTGCGGACTTTGACGTTGTAAGAGTTGCACCGGATCAGAGCAAGTCCGATACAGACAGTTCAGAGGGCGGCATTGATTACTCAGCCATAAACGGCGACAACGTTCAGCTTCCTGATTGGGCGGAGCGTATGAAAGACGCCATAAAGTCGGGTGACTGGGCAGGAGTTGGCTCTCTTGTGGCTGAAAAGGTCAACGGAGCTTTCGCATACATCAACTGGGACGGTATTCAGAAAAAGCTGAATGGCTTTGTGGATAAGCTTACAGACGGTCTGAACAGCTTTATTAACGGAGTTGATTGGACAGGTCTTGGGGACAGCTTCGGCGGAGGCATAAACACAATTTTTGGCGCAGGATACCGCTTTATGAAGAAGTTCGATTGGGCAGGCTTCGGTAAAGGCACAGCCGATTTTCTTAATGGCGGTATAAAGAAAACGAATTGGTCGCTTATCGGCAAGACCCTTGCTTCAAAATGGCAAGCTATCATCGACTATCTTTATTCGTTCGTTACCACCTTTGATTGGTCGGGCTTTGGCTCGTCCATAGGCACTTCTGTGAACGGCTGGTTTGATGAGATTGATTGGGGCAAGGCAGGAACGACTATCTCTGAGGGCGTGAAAGGTCTGCTTGATACGGCAATAAACTTCCTGCAAACTGTAAACTGGCAGGGCATAGGCGAAAAGCTGTGGACGTTCATTTCTACAATAGATTGGAGCGGTATTGCCACAAAGCTTTTCAAAGCCATAGGCTCAGCTATAGGCGGTGCGGTATCGGTGCTGTGGGGCTTTATCAAGGACGCTGTTTTCAGTATCCGTGACTACTTTACAGAGAAGATACAGGACTGTGGCGGTAATATCGTTGAGGGACTTTTCACAGGTATCGTTGACGCTTTCAAGGGCATAGGCACTTGGCTTTATGACCATGTTCTTACACCATTTATTGAGGGTTTCAAAAACTGTTTTGGTATTCACAGCCCTAGTAAGGTCATGGCTGAAATGGGCGGATATATTATACAAGGTCTGTATAATGCCGTATCTGAGGGTATTGCAAAGATAAAGGAGATCTTCACAAAGCTTCTTAACGCTGTCAAGGGCGTTTTCAAAGGCATAGGCAAGTGGTTCAAAAAGACCTTTTCAGACGCTTTCGGAGGCGTAAAGACCATTCTCAACGGCATTATAATGTTCGTAAAAGGCATTTTCACAGGTAGCTGGAAGAAGGCTTGGCAGGGTGTAAAGAAGATCTTCAAAGGCGTGTGGGACACGCTTTACAGCGTTGTGAAAGCACCTATAAACCTAATTATCGGTGCAGTAAACAAAATGACCAGTGCTATTGAAAGTGCGGTCAACTGGATAATCGAAGGCATTAACAGCCTGAGTTTTGATGTGCCTGATTGGGTGCCTGGCATAGGCGGAGAAACCTTCGGTTTTGACCTTGACACAATAAGCATACCTGAGATACCAAAGCTTGCCACAGGCGGACTTGCGACAGCACCGACCCTTGCAATGGTGGGCGATAACAGGAACGCAAAGGCAGACCCGGAGGTGATCTCACCGCTGAGCAAACTGCAAGGTATGCTTGATAACGGCAAGCTTGACGAGGTGTTAAGGGTGCTGAACGCTATACTTGATTGGCTGAAAGCTTATGACCCTGTGTTCTTCGGAACAGTTGACAGCAAGGTGCTTTTCAAGTGTATGCAGGACAGCAACAATCAGTATAAACGTAAGACGGGAGTGAGTGCATTTTGACAGGAACATTGCTAAAGATAAACGGCGTGTGGGTGACAGACCCTGACCCTGATAGCTGGAGCCCTGTAAACTGTTACGAATGGACGGCAGGTTCAGGACGAGTGAATACAACAGGTCTGTTTGTGGGTGCAAGAAAGTTCTGCAAATATAAACTGCCTTGCAAGTGGACAATGCTTCCTGTCGCAGATTCGGCCGAGATACAATCCCTTATCGAGGACGGACCCGACTTTGCAGAACTGGAGTTTTGGCACAATGGCAAGTATTATTCTATATCTGCCAACGCAAGCGACTATGTACCGCAGGGGCTTGTCAGACTTGACGGTGGTGAGTATTACAAGAGCTGTACTGTCACATTCGCAGAACGTTAGGAGGGCATATGTACACCATAGCAAGCAATGAGATAACAAGCAGGATAGAGAGTTACAAAGCCTTGTGGGGTATGTGGATAGAGGACGTTCAGAGCGGAGAACCTGTGGCATATGACGGCATTCAGAACGTTCAGACAGACATTCAATCAACCTCTCTAAGTGATGATATAGAGCTTGGAGCTGTCTGCTCTCAGAGTGTGACGGCGGAACTGGTTGACGACGGAACTAAGTATCTTGGGAATGAGTATGTTTTCAGTTTGTATATGAAAGACAGCTCGGCATTTACCACCTACTCCACCCTAGAATCCTACACCTACGCTGAGCTTTCAAAGCTGACAGTGGAGCAGATAAGCAAGCTTGGAGAGATGCTTGGCGACGAAAAAATACCAATGGGACGTTTCACCTGCGTTAAGTCGAAAAAGTCGGGCGGCAGTGTCCAGCTGACAATGGCGGACAGGCTGTACTTCTCGGACAAG